GGAGGGTTCTATGTCCTTGATAGTAACAGACACCTCTGGTAATATAGAGGTTTACCGCACGTCGGGGGTTAATTCTTACGAGCTAACCAGTTATGGTTGGCCCACCTCGACTATTGACCCGATTACCGCTGACAACCTGGCCTTGAAGGCTATTTACAGGAAAGTCCGTCAGGAGAGAACCCGTTTTCAGGGTCAAATCTTCCTGGGCGAGGCCCTGGAGTCTTTAAGGATGATTGCTCGTCCTGCTCGTACTCTGTTTGAGCAGCTCGGGAAGTATACGCGCGCTGTTATACAGCGAGAAGCGGATTTCCGCGCATTAAGTCTCTATGAGAAGAAAAGGGCGAAGCGAGCACCCGCTATGATTTATAACTTTGACCGCACGTATGATCGTTTGCGGAAAGCGGCGTCGTTAAACAAACGGCGTGCAGCTATCGCGCGTGAAACTGCGTTGGGAAAAAGTCTAGCGGATACGTGGCTTGAATATAGTTTTGGGTGGGCTCCTTTAATTAATGATATCCAGGATGCTCAAAAGGCATACAGGAAACTCATGGATGAATGGGAATACACAACAAGACTGTCTGGCGTTGGCGAGGATTCTGCGTCGACTAGTGTCGCGAATTGGTCGAACTATGGCCAGGTCTGGAACGTCCTCAACAAGAGGGTGACCAGTGATCAGGTCTCGGTGCGATATTTATGCGGCATGCGACAGCGAACTTTCGCGGCTCCTGGTGATGATAGGCTCTTTGAGCAGTTCGGGATGGTTTCCGAGCAGTTCATTCCTACCCTCTGGGAATTAATGCCGTGGTCGTTCCTCGTTGACTATATCACCAATATCGGTGATTTACTCGATGCTTCAGCTACGTTACAGTCAGACATAGGGTGGGTCGCAAAGACCCTCAGACGGACAGTCACCACAGTTGGGACTGGTACCGGTTTGTCCTGGAAGTCTGGCTGGACGACGTATGCAAGCAGTGGCTCAGCAGGTTCAGTTACAAAATGTGTAACCTCAGTTACCCGGAGTGCTGTGAACGGACTACCCGACCCAACTTTTCGGATCGAAGTTCCTTCCTTGTCCACACAATGGATAAATATGCTGGCACTTAGTGGTAACCTTAAACGGTTACGTTCTTTTTGGAATTAAACAGTAATTTTACTCAGGAGTACTCCACAGTGTGGAACCCATCTTCCCCAGTTACGGGAGCTGCCCAGACCGGGTTTACAAGCCCGACCTACACCCTTGTCGATGATACTGCCCCGACATCAAACGGTAAACAGAAAGCCGTTAGTGTCGCAGGCGGAACGCAAGCCGGCGTTGTTGTTCATTCCGTCTCGCGTCCTTTCACTGTGACCTTCGTTCGTCCGGGCGTTTTTAAGCCCCTCGGAAAAGCTAATCCAGTGACGGGTGTCGTTAACTCGGTACCTCGGAATCCGTGGATCATCAATACTCGCAAAGCGGTTTTGCCGCTCGCGGGCCAGCCGTACCAAACGATGATGATAAGAACTGTCATCGAGGTGCCGGCCGGTGCTGATATCGCGGACCCGACTAACGTTCAGGCCGCACTCTCGCTGCATATCGGGATCCTCCAGCAGCAATCCGCTGGAATAGGAGACTCGACGCTTGCGGGAACAATGTGACCGTTCGATGCCGGTTTGACGAAAGTTGTGGCTGTTTTGAGCTTCGAACATCGCTCTTCAAACAGCCATTCCATGTCATTATACAAGGAGTGCGATCATGGGTATTAGCTCTGACGTTCTTTTTAACTGCGTCTGTAATGACCTTGGTACTTGGCTACCAGATCGGGTTTATAACATTCCCCCGGGGGGTAACTTCCGAGGGGAAATGTGGCCCGACGGTAGTGCAAGAGACTTCGCAAAGTTAAGTTTGCTCGAGTCCATCCTTAAGAAATTCGAGGACGATAAGAGCGCTGAAGCTGATGCGAATGCGCTAACCAAGTTCCTGGCCTGTAACGCGTTCTGTTTGCGTTCGGAGCCGATCAACTATGAGTCAATGACGGAAATTGAAACCGTCTGCCTCGGGGAATTTCAGAAGTGTTACTATGACTTCTGGCATACCTCTCATGGTGATTTATGGTGGTGTGATGATTGTGTTACTCATCGCATGACTGTAGGCCCAGGTAGTTCGATTGGTGCTGTGGGAACCAGCCATTATGAAAAGCTGATGGCTAGCCCACTAACCGGGACTAGAAAGTCGTTATATACACGCTATATGCGTGAAGTCTCACGTGACAAGCTGTGGGCTCGTGCCGAAAGAAGAAGGCATGCTCATCATAGCGAGTTCGTAGAGATCGATGGCAGTCGGCTTACTTACGTTCCTAAAAATAGATTCATCTCTAGAACCGTGTGTACCGAGCCTTCGCTGAATATGTTGTTTCAGCAGGGTGCAGGCGACCTGTTAGAGTTTTGGCTGTACCGTAAATTTGGTATAAACCTTCAAACTCAGCAATTCAAAAACAGGGAACTTGCACGCGTAGGGTCAGTTTCTGGTGAGGTTGGAACTATCGATCTCATCAGCGCTTCTGACTCTATAGCCCTTGGGGTAATCAACCGGCTCACGCCCAACTTGGTGAAAGCTAGGTTGGCTGAGTACCGGTCACCCAAGGTGACACTCCCTAACGGGAGTACGATCGAGTTAAACATGGTGTCGTCTATGGGAAATGCATTTACGTTCCCGCTTCAGACGATCCTCTTCAGCTCTGTAGTTATCGGTGTGTACCGTGCCTTGCATCTTGAGGTCGTACTGCCCCGTGGTGATACGCTTGGATCCTTTGGTGTTTACGGAGACGACATAATTGTACATAGAAACGCGTACAATCTTGTCTGTAGTACTCTGACCCGATTGGGGTTTGGCGTTAACCTCGACAAGAGCTTTAACGAGGGGTACTTTAGAGAGTCGTGTGGCGCCGATTACTGGCGTGGAACCAACGTACGCGGTGTATACTGCCGCACGTTGAAAACACCACATGACGTGTGTTCACTCTTAAATAGGCTCAATGTATGGTCATGTAACCATAATATCGCACTTCCCTCTACAGTGAAGTATCTGATCGACTCGATGCCAATAAGAACCCTGGTACCGAGTTGGGATGACGACACTGCGGGAATCAAAGTGCCTAAGTGGTTGCTGCTCCCTGAAAAGGTGCGGCATGACAAAGATACCGGAACCATTGTCTATAAACGGCTGGTACCTCGGGTCGAGTCGACTAATGTCC